CTAAATCTCATGAAAAGAAAAAAGGTCAAAAGACCGATAAAACTTATAATGTAGGTGAAAACTTTGCTGACGGTAAAGTCAAGGGTAAGAGTCGCCCAGGTCGTGTAAAACGTTCAGGTGCTAGTTGCTCAGGTTCTGTCACAGATCTACGCAGTAAGGCTAAAAAATCCTCGGGTGAAAAAGCCAAGATGTATCATTGGTGTGCTAATATGAAAAGCGGACGTAATAAATAATAATATGAAAATACGTGAAATACTAGAATCTGCTACTGCTGGGGCCACTAGTGCTGGTAATATCGCATCTGTGCCGAATCCGCACCTGAGCCCAGGTAAAGCACGAGGCAAAAAAAGCTATACAGGATCACCTGGCAGATCTGGTACTAAATCACCACCTCAGCCTAAACCCGCAAATAATACGGGCAAAAATGCTCTGGATATGAAAACCAATATATTTGGTGAAAACAATTTTATCAAAAGATAAATACATAATACGACTTTAGGAACTTACTATGGACTTCAAATCATTGATCAGCAAAATTGAGAGCATCGACGGCAAGGTCGAAACTCCAAAAGCCCCTGAATTACCCAAAACTGTACAGCTTAACGAAGACGCACAACTGCGTGTGCTAGCTGGTACTTCTACTTATGTGTCAGAAGCTAAGAAAAAAGCTGAGGAAGATAAGAAAGAAGATAAAGTCGATGAGGGTCAAGAAGAACTTAAAAAAGTAGGTGATAAAGCTAAAACTACACATGGCACAATGACAAAAACCGCTACAGGTTTAAAGCATGAACGTTCTTACACCAAAGACAAAGATGAAGACGATGAAGATGCACCTAAAGCTAAAAAGGCCAAAAAAGAGTCTATAGATCCAGAAAAGTTCAAGTCAAAATTTAGTAAAATGGTTGAAGCTAAAAAGACCATGAAAGACGATAAGAAAGCCAAGAAAGAAAAAATGGCAGAAGGTTCTAAGCCTGATTTCCTTGACATGGACAAAGATGGTGATAAAAAAGAACCAATGAAAAAAGCAGTTGCTGATAAAGGTGGCGACAAAAAAGACGGCAAGAAAGGCATGAGTGCTGCACAGGAAAAATACTTTGGTAAGAAAAACGAAAGTAAGATGATGCCAAAAGGCAAAAAGCGTCCTGTAAAAGAAAGCATCGAACTTAAACTGTCTTTCAAAGAAATGGTTAGACTAGTTCAAGAAAGTGGTGGTCAACAACAGATTGATCCTGTGGATAAGGCATTGTTTACATGGGCTTCTCGTGTTGCCAGTAACAAACTAGGCGAAGGAATGAAAGCTGAACTGTATGCTGGTTTGATCTACGAGCGCAACGGTGGCACATTTGAAATGTATGACGTATTGAGCGAATCAAAAAAAAACCTAAGTGAGTCATACCAGCTAGATGAAGGAATGATGGATAAAATCAAATCCCTTATTCCCAAGTTTATGAAATTCATCGGTGCTGAAAAAGCTGAAGCGATCGCAAATAAAGTAAAAGAAATCACAGGCGGAGACCTTTCTGCCAATCCAGAAAATGCTGAAAAGGTTGCACAGGCATTTGGATTTGATAAAATTGTCAAAGACAAAGAAATGTCTAAAGAGAATTTTGCTGCCGAAGGATGGGGTATGGCAGGTAATTGGCAAGGTAAACTTGTACAGTTACTATACCTAGCAGGCATAGGTGGCGCTGCTGCTGGTGCTAGTTCGATGTGGGGCACAGTTGGCGGATCGTTTATGGCTGTCATTGGAACTTTATTAATTATGTTTGCAGATACATTCTTCAACGACAGTAGAGGCCAGGTTGGAGCTATGGGCAAAGACGGACGTAAAGGTTTCGATACAGGCGAATAATTGCTGTTTGGTAAACAAAAGCCAGTCATAGGTTGACTGGCTTTTTTTATGGCTATATAATAGTCTTATAGGAGAGCTATTATGACTAAGATGTATGGACCGGAAGAAAAAGCCAAACTAGAAAGATTAATCAGCGAAGGATCAAATGTTCTTCGAGAAGTAGAAGATCTGCAAGAAGGTCTCAAGGAAACTGTAAAAGCAGTGGCAGAAGAATTACAAGTTAAACCAAGTATTATCAATAAAGCCATCCGAATTGCACACAAAGACAATTGGAAAGATCACGAATCTGAATGGAACGAAATTGAAATGATCCTCGGCGTCACAAAACGTTTACCAGAAAAGGATTAAATGTTAAGTGAAATTTTTCGTCCTACTCTAGAATGGATTAAAGATGACTGGCACAGCAGTCCGTTTCGTTTTATTGTTGAACTCATGGCGTGGGCTATTAGTATCGGGTGTTCAATCACTATGGCCCTTACTGTACCAACACCGCCACTTCTTATACTTTACCCTATCTGGATACTTGGTTGCGCTATGTACGGTTGGGCTGCTTATACTAGGAAATCGTTTGGCATGTTGGCTAACTACCTGTTATTAACAACCATTGATACCATTGGTTTAATTCGCATGTTATAAATAAAAAAACAAGAAAGATGGCAGGCGAGGCCATAAGCCGCATATTAGGTATTTGCAAGCCGTAAATTGCATAGGAGAAAATAATGAGTTACGTAGACGCTTTCTACGATCGTGACAACGATATTATCAATGTAGTCGAACGAGATGACAAAGGACATAGACATTTCAAAGACTATCCAGCCAAACATATTTTCTATTACTACGATCCTAAAGGTAAATTTACATCAATAAAAGGTGAACCTCTTAGCCGCGTAAGTTCTAAAAATGTAAAAGAACATCGCAAAGAACTTGCTATACACAGCAATAAAAGATTATATGAAAGCGATATTAATCCTATTTTCCGTTGCCTAGAGGATCATTATCTTAACGTAGATGCTCCAAAACTAAATGTAGCATTTTTCGATATTGAAGTAGACTTTGATCCGGAGCGGGGTTACGCATCTCCAGAAGATGCATTCATGCCAATTACTGCTATTGCTGTTCATCTCCAATGGATGGATACACTGATCTGTCTGGCTATTCCCCCTAAAACACTTAGCATGCAAGAGGCGAAGAAGGCAGTTGAAGAATTTCCTAATACCATGCTATTCGACAATGAAGCAGATATGTTGGATACATTTTTAGATTTAATTGAAGATGCTGACATTCTAAGTGGTTGGAACTCGGAAGGTTTTGATATTCCCTATACTGTTAACCGTGTGACTAAGGTACTGAGTAAAGAGGATACTAAGAGATTCTGTCTTTGGAACTGTTATCCTAAAAAGCGTGAATACGAAAAGTTTGGTAAGACTGCTGTAACTTATGATTTGATTGGCAGGGTGCATCTAGATAGTCTCGAACTGTACAGAAAATATACCTATGAGGAAAGACACACGTATCGACTAGACGCTATCGGCGAAATGGAGATCGGAGAAAACAAAACTGTTTACGAAGGCACATTAGATCAATTATATAACAATGACTTTCGTAGATTTATAGAATACAACAGACAAGACTGTGCTCTGTTGGATAAACTAGACAAGAAACTGAAATTCTTAGACCTCGCTAACAAAATTGCACATGAAAACACAGTGCTGTTGGCCACTACAATGGGTGCCGTGGCGGTTACTGAACAAGCTATCATAAATGAAGCTCATCGACGTGGTATGATTGTTCCTAATCGTAAAAAGATGGAAGAACATGGTGATACACAGGCCGCAGGTGCGTATGTTGCTTATCCCAAAAAAGGCATTCACGAATGGATTGGTTCTCTCGATATTAATTCTCTTTATCCTTCTGCTATTCGCGCCTTAAACATGGGGCCAGAAACTATTGTTGGCCAATTGCGACAAGACGGTACAAAAGCGTATATCGAAGCCGAGATGGCAAAAGGTAAATCTTTTGCATCTGCATGGGAAGGTATGTTTGGCAGTGTTGAATATACTAGTGTGATGAATAGAGAAGTTGGTAGAGAAATTACCATCGACTGGGAAGACGGCGGAAGTGATACTTTAAGTGCAGCACAAATTTATGATTTGATTTTTGACAGCAATCAACCATGGATGTTATCTGCTAACGGCACTATCTTTACCT